ATCAAGGAAGACGGTTCGACGAAGGCAAAGGGCGCGTATTCCGAACGCGGTTCGGCCCAAAATTCCGCAATGTCGAAAAACCCCGAAGCGTTAATATGTTCGGACGCGGTGCAGGCTTTCTTGTCGAAGGGAACGCCGATCGAAAAGACGGTTCGCGCGTGCCAGGATATCCGCCGCTTTGTCGTCGTTCGCAACGTGCGAGGCGGCGCGCATAAAGACGGCTATTTTCTAGGCAAAACAATTCGTTGGTACTATGCGCAAGGCGTGCAAGGCGTAATCAACTATATCGCAACCGGCAACAAGGTTCCGAATTCTGAAGGCGCTTGCCCTCTTATGGAACTGCCCGACGAATGCCCGACCGATATCGCATATGAATATTATATCGATCGGGCTTTCGGAATGCTTGGTGATCTAGGGTACTTCGGTTCGACGAAACAAGGCGGATTGTTTTAACGCGTTCTTTAAAATTACTTCAGACCAAAAAGTTTGAAAACGCCCGCCGTAAAATTGGAGGCAGACTCTTGGAAGAACTTTATAGCATTCGGCGAAGAAGTTGACTTCCAACCTAGAGCACTTCTAGCGGTATATACAAGGTCACCGGAAGAGATAATGACGCTCTCTACATGCATCAGCTTCTTCTTTGCCCCTGCTATTCCGTTTAGGCTCATTTCAAATTCGTAACTGTCGTTAGTAGTTCCCATTGGTGAAATCTTAAACGAAGTCGTGGCGGCCTTGTGATCATTCGCTGACGTGCCGTCGGTTCCAAAATATTGGCAAGCCGTTACATAGTTAGAAGCCGTATCCCAAGTCGAACCGCCATTAGTAGATAGCTGCGCTCTGACAAAATCAGAGGCGCTACTACCAATATTCTCTACAATTATCTTGTAACTACGATATGTCGAATTATCGAACGCGGTTAGGGCTACAGATGCGACGGGGCTACTTACAGTGACTGTCTGTAGAAGGACCATATCGCTACTACCGCCGCCCGAAATCGTTACGGTAACCGCATGGCCTGAATTTGTGGCAGTGACGCCCGCGCCAACAAAGTCGATCGACGTAACCGCCGTGTCAAGGTTCGTACCTTCGTCCTTAACCGTGAGTGCGGAACCGCCTCCACCGGACGAAGCTAACGCCGTGCCGTCCGCCCGCTGATAAACGAAACAACGGAAATTGCCCGAACCTTCGGAAACGAAGCCCGCAATATCCCCTGCCGCCGTCGCGATGTTCGCGCCCGTTGGAAGGATCAAGCTTGTCGCATTATGCGTTAGGGTCAAAGAGCCGTCGAACTTCAGCCAAACCTTGCGCCCGGCCTTATCGACCGACAACGCGAGCGCGGTAATCGCCGTCGTGCCGGTGATATGAAAATAACCGCCTTCGCCTACGGTAAGCGTACCTGAACTGGCAATGTCGGCGCCCTTTTCCCACAATGCTGCAACGCTGTCGGGCGTCGACCTTTTCGAAGCGTCGGTTCCGGTAAGCTGTTCGGTCGTGCTTGCCAAGCTTCCGCCGCTAGACAAGACGCTCCACACAAGCGCGGTTGTGCCGATCGTCAACGGGCCATCCGTCGTGCAAGAATATTCGTTGTCCGCCTGGGTAGAACCTTCGCTAACCTTCACGGCGGCGCTAACAAGTTCGCTCGCTTGATCGGCATCGGCAGCACGCGTTAGGATGTAAGGGTGTGAACCGTCGCCAACTTGGGTTACGGTGTAAATGCCGTTGTGCGATCCGGTTCCTTCGTCCGCGACAAGCAAGCGATCGTTTGCAACCAGCGTTACGCCGTCTTGCGCGGCAAGTGCCCCGTTCGCATTTCCGGTTAGCGTTGCGCCTACGCCGCTTGTGCCGTTCGCGTAAGTGTTTGCAGCGAGTGCCGCCGTCGTCTTGGCGCGAACAGGGTTTTTCCATTTCAGGTTTGAAAGGATATAGTCGCGAAGTTGGCTTGCGGTTCCTTTCTTAACGCCCGTCGCGCCCGCCTTGCGAACTGCGATAAGGTCGCCGTCTTCAAGAATATCAAGGGCGGTTGCGGTTGTAAGTTCGGTCATTAGAAATCAATCCTTTCGCCATCGATGCGAACAATTTCACCGTCTATGATCAAAGCCGCGCTATTTACGAAAATTGGCATCGGGGTTGATGCGATCGAATACAAGCCGCCTTTTTTGGCTTCGACATGGATAATGCAGTCGCCGCCCATGTCTTCCGTGATCGTCAAGTTATACGGCAAAGCTTCGTCGTCGGCAACAACCGTCGTCACGCCTTCGACTTCGAACGATATGCGATAAGTCGTGCCAGCTTCAGCCGTCGACGCCGCGTCGTCTTCAAACCATAGTTCGGTAAGGTCCAAGCGCGAGCGGGCGCGAGCATCGATCGAAACCACGTCCCCAGGGTCGAAAATCTGCCAAGGGGTGCGGTCCCCGTCGGCAGTTGCCCAATCGGGCGCGATAACCCGTTCTACCCTTCCCAGGGCCGTTTCTGGCGTCACCGTGGCATCGGCAACGGCGCTGCGGCCCGTGGCAGTCCGATCGATGAAATATACGTTCGCCGTATCGCCGGTTAGCGTGTCGCTTTCAAAGAAGCCTTCAGCCCCGTTGAAGAACCAAACGCGATCGTCTGTATTGTGGGCAAACCATCCGGTATCGATCATCGCCCGGCGAACGTCGTTTAAGTCAAACGTGCTGTCCCCGTTATCAGTCGAAGACGAATACGAAAGAATTTCGTTACCGATGACGATCAAACCGCCACCTTGGCGTTCGCTATCCCCTAGGGCGAGCGCTGCAACGTCCGAAACTTCCTTGATTGTGATTGCGCCGACAATGCCTGTCGCAAAGCCGTCAAAGCGCCCAAGCGGCCCCGCAAGCTTTGCGTTAGGCGTGTAAGGCGCCAACGACAAAACTTCAACGTCGTCTGGCGTTTCTTCAATGTATGCGTTGTATCCAAGCGTATATGACGAAGGCGCAAGCACGAATGAAGCGAAGCGAGTATAACCGACGCGCGTTCCCAAGCTAGATTTATAATCGAGGAAAGCAGGAAGTTCGAAAATATAAAAGGTCGAAATGTCAACCGGGGCAAGCGTTGTCGGAACATAACCTGAAATCGGCGGCGCGCTAACAACAGTCGTATCTAGCGAAAATTCATCCTGAACCGCACTTATTGATATTGAACCGCTTTGAAGCGTGCCGAAGTTCGGACGCTTGGCGCGCATAACCATTTGATCGATGCCGTATTCAGGCCAAGTAAAAACGAAGGCATCGCCAGGGCGAAGCGTAACAGCTTCACGGTTTAGCGTGAGTTCGGCAGAATAAAGCGGAACGTTCAGGTTCGATAACTCGCGCGCTGCGATAGCGTTGGCAAGGTCCGAAACGAAGACGCCCGGCATAGTGATTTCAAGCGGTCGCTGTCTTTTTTGAAAGCGGAGAAGCGAACTGTCTTTTGCGGTTGCAAGCTTACCTTGCGCGTAGCCGCCTTCGCGATCGGTATATTTGACGCGAACGACGTTGTTCGTTTCAGCCCAAAGCTTTTTAGTGAACTTGCGAACTTCAATGACTTGATCAGGGCCAATAACCGGCAAATCCGCAATCGTATAATCATTGCGAAGAAGCTTCAGATTAGCAAGCCCTGTCGATTGATCTTCGTAAACAACCGCGTTAATTTGCCGCAATATCGTTTTAACGGCGTCCTTTGCTTCGGTCGCTGTTGCAACGGAAATCGATATGCCGTTATTTTCGTCGAAGATTTTAATCGCAATTTCACGCCATTGTGTAACATTAATGCGGGCCGGATCGTACCCTAGATTTCCCCAATCCTCGCAAAGAATATCGTACAGTACGCAAACCGGGTTCATATCAAGGCCGTTGGGCATGATATGGCGCCCGGCTGTAACCCCCAGGCTGTTGACGAAATAAGCGCCTTCCACGGCAACCGTATCGATCGAAGGCGAGTTGCCCCACCAAAAATCGCGGAATACCATGTGCGCGACGCCGACGTACGCGGGAACGTTCGGGTTCATATTCGCAACTAGGTATTCGTCGCGGTCTTGATCGAAGTCGCCGCAATACATTGCAACATCGCCGAATATGCCGCCGCGATTGCCGTCGTCCGAACCGCCGTACAATTCAGGAAGATTGATCGGTATTACGTTAAGGCAAGTGCTGTCGTATAGGCAGCCTGCCCACACTAGGTTATTGCCGAACCACATTTTGCGGTAAACGACGCCCGGTCCAAGCGCCCAAGCAAGATCAACCGTGAGATAGTACCGATATCCGGTAATGATCGTCTTGGAACTGAAAATTCCCGTCTTGACTTTCTTTTTGATCGGAACCGCGCGATATCCGGTAATTGCGATCGTATTCGGCGAAAGAAGCTTTAGCGTTCCGTAAAAGCGCCCAACCGGCGAACCTTCTTCAGATCGCGGAAACTTGAATTCGTCAAGCCCTGCGGCTTTGGCGTTTTCGACCTTCATCTTCGGCGCGAGAAACGCCGTAAGGATGAACCCTATCGCGAAAAAAGCCAGGAAGAAGAACATAGTTCAGAGCGTCCAAGTTGTTTCAACGATTACGTCGTCTTGCGAATACGAACGCCCGTCAATCATAGTGAAGCGTAGTTTAAATCTCGGCGCACCTGAAAGCCCCATAACTAGCTTGTAATGCCACGACGAACTAAGCGGCACAATTTCGTTTATCGGATAATGACATTCGAATACGAAAGTCGTCGAACTTGTCCGCGTTGCCGTCCAAAGAAGTTGGCCGTCCAAATAATCGTAAGGATCGGGCGAATTGGTTTCGTCTATCGTAAAAGGAAAAATGTTGTTTATGTAATTAAGATGTACGCCGCCTGTGTTTGCGTAATGCGCCGGAAAGTTAAAGCCTGTCGCCGTATTGGCATCATGTATTGACCAATCCCCAGGTTCAGTAATTTCGATCGAAAGCGTTGCGTAAACGCCATCGAAGATCGCAGGCAAGCAAGCTTCGTCGGCAACGTCTTTGCCGGGCTCGATACCGTTGCTGAAGATGTTCTGCGGGGGAATGAACGGAAAACCGCCGTGCCGCTTCGTGTTGTCGAAGCGGGTAAGGCAATCTCCCGCCCAAGCAAGATCGCAGCCCGCTGCAACGACGATCGAACCGCCGACTTCGGCCCCTGCGAAGGGGTAGTTTACGATAATAACTTCGGCGACTTGTGCGACGATCATTCGGCGTTCACCTGACGTAAGGATTGCGTCGCCGCCGATCAAGTTTCCGTCAAGTGCAGGCGGCAGCGTGTCCAGCGTAATCGACTTGCCGTCAATGCCGACAATTGCGGCAGTTTCAGACCAAGCCGCAAAGTCGATACCGCAACGCGGGTCGTACAAGGTGTGATTGCACGGCGTTTGATAATAGACGTTCGGGAAGTCGGCGCTTAGGGCCGAAGCGAGTTTCGAGGGAACGCGAATTGTTGCTGTTCCACGTACGACGGATACGTTGTCAACGTCGCCTTTCCAAGCTTGAACGAATTCGCCCGCCGTATGGCCGCGAAAGATAGTCAACACAAGTTCAGGCGGCGAGATTTGAAATCCGTATATCGCGACAAGATCGGTTGAAACCGGAAGATCAACCGTGATTTCGGCGCCGTCGCTGTCATCGGTTGTCGTCGACGTGAACGCGGAACGCTTTAGCGCGAGCGGAAGATAATCGTTCGGCGCATCTTCGTCCGGCGCTTGAAAGCTTTCGACGCGCTGCCCCGACGTGTAATAGAAGTTTTGATACGTGCCGACGAAGCGATAAAGTTCGATTGGCTTTCCGCCATGCTTCGAAACTTCGCTGTCTTCGTAAGTTGGCATTAGTCGACCGTCCGAAGGTTGATCGTCACAACCGAATGCGACGCGCTATGCAAGGTCGAAACTGTATCGTCGGCAATCCGACACTTCAAGAGCAAGCCGAGAGTTTGCCCCGTCCAAGTGCCAGCGGGCAGCGCCGGGGAAAAGGTGAGCGTATCGCGCCCAAGGGCGGTTGCAACGCCGGTCACGGTCGCAAAGTGTTGCGTGCCGTCGGGTTTGGTAATGGCGATCGTGCCGAAGGCTTCCTTGCCCTGAAAAACGGTGCTGTACGCCGTGTCGGCGATGACGATCGTTGATCCCCCGCCGACGGCAGCCGTATGGATTTCAAAGTCGGGCCTGAATGTGGGCATGAAGAACGGGTTCGTTGATCCCCGACAATAGTCGGCGAACGTCTTCCACCATGCCCAATCGTCGGGATTGAAAGTTCGATTGCAGAGGAACGAAAGCGCCCTGCCAAATTGCGAATTATCCCAACGCGAGCGCAACGACGGCTGCCCGCCGTAATCGGTCGCTTCAAGTCCGGTAATCAAAGTTTCCTGAAAATCAGTGCCGAAAGCGCGCTTGTTCAACACGGGATAACCGGCGAACATTTCGAGTGTTTGCGTCGCAGCTTCTGTAAGGAAAGGGTCTTGAAAGCCGTATTCGTAAAACGAAAAATTGACCTGGGCATAATCATTCGAAGTTTTGCGGATTATGGCCGCATTGCTCGCCGAATAGACGGGAACTATTGGGCAAACTCGCGCACGTTCACTGAAGGCGTTTGCAAGCGTGCCAACGATCGTAAAACCGTCGGACGTTATCGCGTTTACGGTTACGACTTCGTATTTCGTCCCTTCAAGCAAAATCGCAAGCGCGCCTTCGCGAAGGTCCGACCGCGTAGTATTGCAAACCAGGGCATTGGCCCCGATCGCAACGGCAGCCTTCAGCTTCGTTTGTTCGGTCCATAGCGGCCAATTGAACGAAGTTGAAAACTTATGAAACATAGTCGCGACGTGCCGACGAATTTCCCCTTGATCGTTGAAGAAAAACGATCCCGACCAAGATCGTTTAGGCAAACTCGCGAGCGATATCCGTTGCTCTTTCCCGTTGTCAGCCGTTAGCGTTTCGCTGGAATGAACCCAACGTTCCGTTATTTCCGTTTCGGGATTTTGCAATAGGATATCAAACGACATGTTATCCGCCCATCATTTGCTTAACGTCCGATTTACGACGGGCGATTACGTTCATAATCACTTCTTCGCCGTCTTCGCTATCCATTGCGCCGACGAAAGACTTTTCGTCAAAAAGGTTGACGATCTTCGGGTTAACCGAAACGTTCGTTCCGCCCCCGTTCTTATCGCTCGCCCGCTGTTGCGCAGGGGTTTCGATCGTCACGCGCTCGCCGCGCGAAACGTTCATATTGATATTGTTGCGATCAACGCCCGCTCTGCCGTCGACAATGAAGGCGCCGCCGTTCTGATAGCTGCCCACATTGGTTGACGCGATCTTTGCAACCATCATGCCCGTTTTGAGCGCGACGGCGGCAGCCGCGACGAAGTTCCAGGGCGGCGGAGCCGATGCAAGCGCCTTTTGCGTCGCAACGAAGCCGTCGATAGTCGCTTGCGCGATTGCCGCCGCCTTGTTGATCGCGCCGATTGCGCCATTGCCGCCTTTCGTAACGTCGGCAAGTGCGCCGAAGAAGTCCGATGCTGCCCCAAGACGCTGTTCGTCCGCCTTGATTTGAAAGGCAAGCTTCGCTCGCTGCGCTTGTTCTTCGTTCAGCACATCCATTTTACGAAGCCGATCAATTTCAGCGTAAACAGCGGCTTTGCTGTCTCGCATTTTTTGATCTTCAAGTATTGGATTTACAACGGAACCGACTTGCGATTGGACGAATTGCGATTGCTGCAAAGCGGCGTTGCGACGCATAAGCGCGTCGACTTCGCTGTTTACGCCTGCAACGTAATTCATCGAAAGAACAACGCCGTCCTTCAGCATCGCTTGGCGAATTTGTTCGTAATAATTTGCCTTCTGGACCTGATCGCCGTAATTGTGGGTTGCCGCTTCGGCGGTGTTCATCGCCTCTTTCAACTGAAACAACGGGTCTTTCGCTTCGGCAAGCTTGCGACCAGCGAGAACAAGTTGCTTGTTGTAATCGTCAAGGCTTATCGCGCCCTTGGTTAGCAATTCGTTTGCGGCTGCAACGGACGCGTTGAAATCGCGCTGCGGCCCGATCACAGCGGTATATATCTTGTCCATTTCGGCTTGAACGTACTTGTATTCTTGGATCGCGTGTATCTTCGCCGCGAAGCTTTGGATTTCCTGGGCATTCAACGGCATACGACGCTTCAAGAATTCTTCTTCGATTTGGTCAAGCCGTTGCTGTTCTTCGCGCGCATCCTTCAACATGTGCATACGGTTAAGTTCGTCGTCAAGCTTCTTGTTTTCGTCGTTAAGGTAATCCGCTTTCGTCTTGGGATCGGCGTTGCTAGGCTTCTTCGGATTGCGGTTGTTGATTACCGCGTTCGCTTCCTCGCGAAGCCGATCCTTCGCAGCCTGAATGCTGTTCTTTTTCCAATCGTTATAAAAGCCGGTCATTCCAGCTTTGGCCCTGTTAAAGGCGGCATTGTACGTATTTCCGATATCTTCCGCCGACGATCCTGTTGCAGCTTTCAGGCGCGGAATATGCACATCGGCAATCTGCGCAATATTCGATCCGAAAACCTTGTTAATGCCTTGGGCAATGCCGTTCAGCACGCTAATTGACATATTCGCGATCGTTTCAAGGTCTTTTATCGCTTCGTTAGCGCACGCGATAAAGAAGACTTCGAATAACCCTGGAAGGTTCGACCAGCCTTTGCGAATAACTTCGTAAGTGCCCACAAATGCCGCGTAAATACCAGCGGTCGCGTTTACCGCACCTTTAACAAGGTCGTCTAGCACTGACAAAGTATTCTTTTTCAGATTGCCAAGAGCGTCCTTTACGCCCGTGTAATCAGAAACCGTCTTCATAAGTCCGTGCCATACGTCGGCGAACTGAAGTTGAACGGTGTTGAATTCCTTAAGCTTGCCGTTTGCGCCTAGCGTTTCATCGCCAAGCTTGCGCATTTCCTTATGCGTCAAACCAAGCGTGTTAGCGTACGCCTGAAGCTGCGGATTGGCTTCGCTTGCAATTGACAATTGAAACAGCTTCATTGCGCCAGCGACAACGCCAAGCGTGATCGCAACAGGCAACATGACGGTTTCAAGAATGCCAAGGGCGCCCGCCAGGACGGTTACGGAACCGGCCATGCGCGTAAAGTCGCCGCGTCCGCCTTCGCGTGCGAGTACGAACAATTCGCGGATCGCCGTTGAATTCAGCTTTGCCGACGCGCCAAGGCTTGCGACCGACTTCGCTTCCTGTTCGACCTTTTCGGCCCCGCCGGAACCTAGAAAGCCCTTGAAGTTCGCCGCCGCTGCATTGCTCGCCGTGAGCGCCGCCGCTTGCTCCCCAGGCGTCAAGCCGGACGCCATGCCAGCGGTTTGCGCGGCTGCCAGGGCCTTCGATCCCGTCGGGCCTGCGATCGGCCCTGAACGGCTCGCTGCGGCTGCCTGGGCATTGTACCGGGCAATTGTTTCGTCGATAACCTTGGACAACCGCTGTTGCGCCGCAACTTCCTTATCGATCGAAACCGTCGTTGTATCGTGGGCAGCTTTGACCTTGGTTTGCGCGGTCAATTCTTTGTTAAGCGAACTTGTCGCGTTATCGGTCGCGTCCTTAAGCTTCTTCGTTGGCGTATCCGTAACCGTCGCAAGAGCGTCTTTCAGCTTCTTAACGGAACTTTCGCCAGCGTCGGCGCCGGTCGCAATATCCCGAAGCTTCTTCGAAATGTTAGCGTCGATCTTATCGTTGATTTCAATATCAATTCGATCGTCCGCCATATCACAAGCCTTTTAACAATGTGCCTTTAAGCGTTTGAGCGAACTTCTTCGCATTAATTATCGAAGTTTGAACCCAACCAGAAGGCGCTTGTTTTGAAGAACCGTTGTTCAAGTCGACAATATAAGGGGCATTGTTCGACAAGTAAATAACCTGTCCAAGTTTTCGACCTTCAAGGGAATATTCGGCAATGTTCAACGTTGCTTCGGCGCTTTGCGTTCGCGACGAACCTCCTTCGCCTTCGACGTATGGCGGCAGGAAGCTGTCAGGACGGAACCCGAAAGAGGCTTGCCAGTTAGACAACGCGTGGGACGTGTCAACAGGCGTTTCGATCGCGGCCAAGTCTTCGACAAGTTCTAGCGTAACTGCAACGGTAAGCGCCGAAACACGGTCCGGCAATTCCTTGTCAATCTTGCGGGTTCGTTTCGCTAGATCAGCCAACGTTGCCATTGTTTTCCGCCTTAGGTGCGATTGACCTTCGATATTTCAAATATTCGCGATCCATGCGACAAACGTAATACCAAAGGTCTTCACGCTGCCATTCGTCGAATTCGTAATCTTGGGCGTAAGCGAAACAAGACGAACGTTTTATAGCTTCGTATTCGCTCGCGTCCCTTTCAAAATCAAGTTCGAACCAAGCGTTAAAATAAAGTGCAAGCCCTAGCCTTAGCCTTGGGGGATTTGCTAGGTCCAACGGTAACGGTTCGTTGAACCTAGCGCATTCCTGCCGTTCGCGTAACGCCCTATCTTCAGGCCACTTAACGGCGTGAATTAGGGCTTTTGCGAGTTTCCCGCGTTGTCTTCCCGTTCGCTATCGCGGAAGTTCGCCGCGCGCTTGGCATGGGCTTCCCAATTGTCGTACAGGTCCGGCATTTCTTCGAACAGCTTCAGCGCGTTTTCGCGAGTGAACGGAAGATTCGAAGTGTCTTCGTTGTTGCCGGTCAATTCCGACTTCGGAAGGTTCGACCAGCCGAGAAGAACGGTATCAACGAAGACTTCCTGAAGAAGCTTTGCGCCGAGTTCGTTATCGAGTGTTTCGTTAGCGATTGCCGCGCTATGCGGGCGGGTCGCTTCTTCAAGCGCCTTGGTATAACGCTTGTTCGAACGCGACATACGCGAAACACGAATTGTAATCGGCTTGCCGTTGTGATCGTTGACGGCAACGGGGATTTCGACGCCTTCGGTTTCCTTCGTCGAATTCGTCTTGAAAGTGTTACGAAGTCCCATTATTTGTCCTTCCAAAGAAAAAAGGGGCAAGCCGAAGCCTGCCCCTTATCCCTAACCCTGTATCGAATGCGAAGCAATGCCGATTAGGCGTTGCCCACACTAGGCACATACGGAAAGAAGTTGAAAAGGACGGTATGGCCAAAGACGCTTTCGGCTGCGCTGTTCTTCAGCGGAACCATAATCGGCTTATCCATGTCGACCTTCAGCCGACCGCCACCCAGGGCGATAAGCGGGAAGTCTGCAACGATAGCCTTGTTCCTCGCCGCGTAAATCGCGTCGAACGTAACGTCGTCGTTTTCTTCGATCGAAGTCATCGGCGAAACAGTCGCGAAATACGCGCTCGCTTCAATGTCGACTTCGAAAACGCCAGCGGTCGTATCGAAAGCGCCTAGCGTGCCTTGTGCCTTCGCAGCCGAAACGTTGTTCTTAATAGTGCCCTTCCATTCGGTAATGCGGGCGAACAGCGAAGTCGGATTGAGCGTTGCCGGATCAACCTTGGCCATGCGAATGCGATAAACATTCTTCGACGTGTTAATCGGGTCTTCGCCAGGGGCGGGCAGGATCGTCCCAGAAGCCGCCGAAAGCGGCCCGTCGGCGCCGGTGCGCGTATGATAGCTTGCGCCAATGCCGGTCACGTCAACGCTAACCTTGTCGGTAAGCGGCGAAGTCCAAGTGAGTTCGTTAAAAACGAACCCGTCAATATATTCGGACTGCCGCCCGTCGGCGTCGCGGCCAAGCGTGCGTTCGATCGTATGGGTATATTTTACGATCAAGTCGGGATCGTCTTCGTTGCGAATGACGGTGCCGAAGAAGATACGAAGCGTCGTACCGACGCCAGTATCTGCGGCAGCGGCAAAAGTCGTCTTGTCGAAAACGATCGCAGTCGACGAAACCGACTTGACGCGAGCGTACCCGTACTGGCCCGCCGTGTCGTTGAACTGGTTTGCGCCAGCATCGCCGCCGACGAAAACCCATTCCCCGGGGATAAGGCCGAAGGTCGTCGGATTGATCGTCGAAGAAGTAAGGACGTAAGTTCCGCCGACGATCGATGCAACAACGTCCGCCGCCGGGAACTGATAGCCGACAACGGTTACAGTCTGCGCAGCCGCTGCGCCTTCGTCGGCAAGCGCCGAAGAAGTCGAAACGTGCGTACCGTCGGTAATGCCGTTGCAAACGTGAAGGCCGTTGTTCGCGGTGTTGTCGAAGCCTTCGGCAAAGATCAACGATCCGGCGAGGAAATCCGCCGAACTGTCAACGGTGAAGTCGTCGGTTGCGGCAACAGCCGCGACGTTGATCGAATGCCCCTTCTTGCGGGCCGCTGCGAAGCAAAACGCTTCGATTGTGGGCAGCATGTTGCCTAGCGTAACGTCTTCGTTCCAACCGCCGTTTGCGTCAAGGTCGACAATGCCGCCTTTCAGACGCTGCCGCGAAGGGTTGAACGGTCGACGCGCGAGAAGCGTATATTCGCCGCCCATATCGTTGAACGAATTCGGTTCGCGCGTTGCCCATTCCGGCGAGCCGGGAAGAACGCGATTGCTTTCTTCGCGTGCGATGAACAGTCCAACGTTGTTGCTGTCTTGCTTTTCAACCG